GAGGAACTGTATTGGCCGGAAATCTTCGCCACCGTCCGCTTGAAATGCCCGCACTGCGGGACGGAGTTTGAAGACACGGAATACAACCGTCGCCAGTGGGCAAAGTGCCGCCCGGTCTGGGACGAAGGGCGATTTATGCCCGAGCGGATGACGCTGCGGGCTACGTTTATGACCGTCTGGCGCTACCGATGGTCAGACATCGTTAAAGAATGGATCGTCGCCAACGAGGAGAAGAAGAACGGGCAGCTTGAAAAGCTGGAGCAGATCATTACCCAGCGTTTTGCGTCGTTCTGGTCGCCACCCTCTGACACACCCAGGTTGACCGACACCGGCGACCCGTATTCAAAGAACGAGTTCCACGAAGGCGCGAAATGGGATCTTGAGGACTTCCGGTTCATGACCGTGGACAACCAGAAGGGCCACCGATGGGTTGGGATCCGCGCATGGAAGATCGGCGGGCAATCGCGGATACTCTGGGAAGGTCGCGTTGAGACATGGGACAACGTGCGATACCTGCAAGAGCGTTTCGGCGTGGAGAATCGTTGCGTTTTCGTGGACTGCGGATACCAGCAGGAGGAAGTTGCCAACGAGGCGATGCGATCCGCCACGCCCAACGACCCGAAGCCGTGGAACCTGACAAAAGGCGCGGACGTTGACGGCTACATCAAGCGTTACGGTGAAAAGAAGTATCGCCGGATCTTCGGCGACTACATCAACTGCATTTCTTCCGCTGGTCAGGCTTACCAGATCATTCCGTTTTCCAACCTGCTAGCCAAGGACCGACTAACGGCATTGATGGGTAGCGGCAGCTTCGGAGTGCCGGTCGATGCCTCGAAAAACTACCACAGCCAGATGCAGAACGAGCAAAAGCGCGAGGTGAAACCGGGCTTGTGGCGATGGGAACTCGTTAAGCAGCACGCACCGAACCACCTTTGGGACTGCGAGGTGATTGGAGTCGTCGCAGCGTGCATTTTCAAGGTTCTCGTCGCAATGGAAGAGGTAAAGTGAGCCTTTTATAGACCTGCTCATGTCGCCGTGTTGTGCCTGCCTTGCCGGGCCGTGCCGTGCCTTGCCCTGCCAAGCCTTGCCTGCCTTGCCTGCCATGCCTTGCCCAGCCTCGCCCAGCCTTGCCACGCCACGCCACGCCGCGCCACGCCTGCCGTGCCTCGCCATGCCTTGCCGTGCCATGCCTTGCCGAGCCTTGCCTGCCGTGCCTTGCCATGCCTCGCCGTGCCAGGCCTCGCCATGCCTGCCATGACGAGTCGAGCCTTTGCGGGCCTACCGGGCCAAGCCTGCGTCGATGGCTTGGATGATTGGAAGCACCTCTTCAAGCGTGGCGTATTTCTGCTTGAAAGTCTCAGCGTCCCGCCGCGCATTTGCCAACAGTTGCTCGCGGTAGTTCGGGATTCCGATTGCCGTCTCGAAAGAGACGTAATGGCCACGCGGGCTTTCGTCTTCGCACGCTTCAGGGGTGACGTTCACGAAAGCGCGGACGCGGAACTCGCGGCCCTCGCTTGGGGAGTAGGTAATGCGGACCCTGCGGATGAGCTGGCCGGCCTGCATCAAGCGGTATTGCCTCGCCGCTTCCGTGTCGTCCCATTGGAAGTGCTGGTGTAGCGGCGAGCTTTTCGGAGCCGCCGCTTTTAGCACCTGTTCCGGTGTCAATGTCCCGCCGTGTTTCTGCGCGATCTTCCCAAGGAGTTCCTCAAGAGATGCCGTTTCATTTGGTTTTGTTTTCATGGTGGAGAATGCGGGCCTTTTATAGTGATGCCCATCACGCCGTGTGTTGCCTTACCCAGCCCCGCCATGCCGCGCCTTGCCACGCCCTGCCTTGCCTGCCATGCCTTGCCTTGCCGTGCCTCGCCTGGCCTTGCCACGCCCTGCCACGCCTGCCGTAACATGCGATTGCGCGCCTGACCTCGTCTGGCCTTGCCCAGCCTGCAATGTGGCATTGACGATCAATCTTCGATGCGGAAGGTGCCCCAGCCCATGCCAGCGGAGTTTTTGGAGAACGGGCGACCCTCGCCAACCCCGACTTGCGCGCCGACCCGGTTAATGAGGTTGATCGCGTCGTTTGCGGAGAACTGGTCAGCGTCGTAGCTGATTCGGATTTCCGCCGACCATGGCCAGAATTTAGCCCGAACGCGCAGGTCACAAACGCCGGTGGCATTGCGAACGTGCATCTTGGACGGTTCCGGCTTGCCCTTGATCTTGATGAGCGGGACGGCATCAACCTTGTCGAACCCATCAGCTTCGACGAAAACGGACATTTTCGCCTGAGTCATCTTGAATCCGACCAACCGGCAAGCGTCGATCATTCCGGCGCGGAAAGCACCGGCAGGAATGCCGTGCCACCCTTCGTCGGAAACGTGGAGTGCTTGGCGGAAATCCTCGTCGAAGTTTCGAGCCTCCCGCGCCTTTTTCTTCGTTGCCTGCGATCCCGCCATCATCTTTTCCGACATGGCATTGATCGCCTTTTCCGAAAACCGGAGCTGGACGTATGGAGCGGTCCCGACAATGCGGACCTTGAGCGTTTCAATTTTCGGGGCGCTGATATGCACCGCGACCGTCTCTTCCTGTTTTTTCTTGGTAGCCATCTGGTTTGTTTTGCTCACGAAAAAGCCCACGGGCTGGCTCCTAGTCGTGATGGGGCCAGAACCCCCTAGAAGCCAGCCCGAAGGCTGTTGCTGATCTGGTTTTTGCGCCTCACGAAAGCGTGCCGCGACCAATTCCAAAAATCATCGGCCCGCGCAAGCTTTTTTCGTCACCCCGTCAAACTTTGACACCGCCCGCTTTGCAATGGCGGCGAACGCATTCCAGGCGGCACAGGACATTTACGACTACGCTTTCGGCGACGCCATCCGGATTGCGTCGGTGAAAACTGAGTTTGCATCGGCTGTTTCCGCTGGGTATCTAACCAAGGGCGGCACGGACAACGTGACATCGGCCACCAAGAACGGCGTGAGCTACCAGAAGACGGTGGGCCTGCCCGAGTCGCATCGAATTTCGGCAATGCGTATTGCGATTATTGGACTGGATAACAACACCCGGCCAAGCAGCCGCACATTCGTCCGTTTCTAACCATGTCCAGCATCATACTTGACCAAAACGGGCAGCCGTATCAATACCGCCGACCCGCAAGAGCTGCCGACCGGGAAACTCGTTCGCGCCCTTATGAGTCGGTGGAGATGAAGGACATCGGCGCTTTGGTGCCATCGTGGGACCGCAAGACCATTGTTTCGGCTTCTCGCAAACTCTACCTGAATGAAGAAATCCTAAAGGGCGCGATTGAGCAAAAATCCATGTATTCGGTGGGACGCGCCTGGCTTCCGAAGTTTCAAGGCAAAAATAAAGAATGGGGCGACAAGGCGGCGAAGTGGCTTTCTGAGGAATGGTATCAGCTTTGCGACATTCGCGGAAACGAATACGATTTCGCCACCACGCTTTACACCACATCCAACGCAATTGACCGGGATGGCGAGGCTTGGGAGCTTCTAACAGAAGACCGCACCGGATACCCGCGAGTGCAGCAAATCCCCGCACACCGCGTAGGGTGCGGCTACTCGACCGACAGTGGATACATCAAGGAAGGGCCGTATCGGAACGCGAAAATCCGCGACGGCATCGCGTACAACCGGCTAGACCAGCCTGTTGCTGCTGCGATTTTGAGCGAGGACGGGAAGACCGAGCAATGGGTTTCCTATCGCGACCTGATTCACAATTTCGACCCGTCTTGGCAAGAGCAGGGGCGCGGATTGCCCGCGTTTACGGCTTCTTTGAATAAACTGAGGGACATGCTACAATCTCACGAATGGGAACAGCACGCTTTACTAATGGCGTCCGCCATCGGCCTCATTGAAAAAAACGAAACAGGCGGCCCTGACATGGGCGATCCGATGAACGCGCTGACGGGCGGGGAAGAAGGAGTTGCCGCCGGTTGCGGCGTGACTGTTGAGTCTTTCGCAGGCGGGATGATGCGCTATTTCCGCGCCAACAGCGGCGGCGGGATCGAGCAGCTTGTCAACTCGCGACCTGGCCCCGAGTGGGAATCGTTCCACGACCGAATCATCCGCGCCGCGCTGGTTGGGGTCGGCTGGCCCTACTCACTTTGGAAACCAAGTGGGCAGGGAACTGCCGAGCGAAACGACATTTCCAAGGCGCAACTTGCGGTTGAGGACCGTCAGGAAACACTTAAAAAAGGCGCCCGCCGTAAAGTCGGTTACGCCATCGCCAAGGCCATCAAGCTCGGGATTCTGGAGCCTTCCGCCGATTGGTGGAAGTGGGATTTCACGATGCCGAAAAAACTCACGATTGACGACGGGCGCGTATCGAAAGAGTTGATCGAGATGTGGAAAGCAGGCCACACCAACCAAACCGACATCCTTGGCGCTTACGGTAAGTCGCTCCAAGAACACTTGCGCGAGCGGGCCGAAGAGGTGGCGCTTGGTAAGGTCATTGCCAAGGAAGTCGGCTCGAAACACGGCGTCAAAATCACGGACGACGAAATGGGCATGAGAAATCCAAACGGATCGGAAGCAGGCAAAGCAAAACCAACCACTCAAAGTGATGAAAATTCTGACGATTGAAAACAAGGCGGGCAAAGTGAAGCTCAACGAGAGCGTTTACAAGGAGTCCGTTGACAAGCTGCTTGAGGAAATCGGCAGCGTGTTCGGGGCGCGAGCCGTTGCCGAGGGGGCGGATTTCGGAGTCCTGATGAACTCAGCCGAAAACGCGGCGGATACGATGGAATTCGAGATCCATTCCCCAGGCGGCAGCATCCTGGACGGATACCGGGTCTATCAGGCGATCATGGACCTTCGCGGGCGCGGAGTCCACGTCACGGCGTTTATCAATTCGCTCGCCGCGTCCATGGCATCCGTGATCGCGATGGCTGCGGATGAAATCAAGATCGTGAAGGGCGGACGGATGATGATTCACGAAGCCTCGACCGCGACTTGGGGCAACGCCGAGGACCACGCACGGGCCGCGAAGTTGCTGGACGAAATGAGCGGCGAGATTGCCGAGATCTATGCCGAGCGCACTGGCAAGAAGCCATCCGAAATGCGCGAGCGGATGAAGGAGGAGACTTGGATGAGCGCCGAAACGGCAGTCGCGGAAGGATTCGCCGATGAAGTCGTGAGCGGTAAATTTGACACCAAGCAAAAGGGCAAGAGCATGAATATCCTCGACCGTCTCACTTCCCCTGCCAGCGCCGAAGCATTGGCGGAAATCGACACCTTGAAAGGTGAAGTCTCCAACCGCGAAAACGAAGTCGCCGAGCTCTCTAACAAGGTCAGCGTCGCAGAGGCCGCTTTGCAGGAAGCCGCAACCGCAACGGCCGAGCTTCGCAACAACCTAGCGACCGCCGCCGCCCGCGTCACCGAGCTTGAGGCAATCGCCGCCCGCGTTCCAGAACTCGAAGCCGCTGCCGTTGTCACCGCCGAGAAGGTTGGCATTGAAGCAGCACGCCAACTTGCCGCCTCTGGCCACCCTGAGCCGATTGAGGGTATCGAGACTGCCCAAGTCGCAAACGCGATGACACGCGAGGCGTTCAACTCGCTTTCCCCTCGCGCCAAGTCCGACTTTTCCAAGTCGGGCGGCAAAATTACAGCCTAACACCGTGGCCGCAAAGCCTAAAACCAACTCCCGCCACAACGGCGGCACCTTCATTGAAGATCCAAACTAATCTACCATCATGGCCAATACCCTGACCAATCTCATCCCCGACGTTTACGCCGCGCTCGACGTGGTTTCCCGTGAACTTGTCGGAGCAATCCCCGGTGTCTCCCGTGACGCGAAGGCTGACCGCCTCGCGACCAACCAGACGCTTCGTGTCGGACAGACCCCGACGAACACGACCAGCACGTTCACGCCAGCAATGGCGGTGCCTGCTGCTGTTGACCAGACCATCGCCAATGCTTCACTCACCTTGTCGAAAAACAAGTATGCCGCGTTCTCATGGACCGGCGAAGAGGAATACGCGGTGGATCAGGGACCAGGCTTCCTGAGCATCCAGCAGGGCCAGATCGCGCAAGCGTTCCGCGTCCTTGTGAACGAAATGGAGAACGATGTTTGCGATGCTCTCGCGCAGGGTGCTTCCCGCGCTTACGGCACCGCTGGCACGACTCCGTTCGCCACGAATCTTGCCGACTCTGCCCAGATCCGCAAGATCCTCGACGACAACGGAGCCCCGCCATCGGGCCGGTCTCTTGTCATCGACACCTCCGCAGGTGCGGCCCTCCGCACCCTCGCCCAGTTGACCAAGGCCAACGAAGCCGGGACTTCAATGACCCTCCGCGACGGAGAGCTGCTGAACATGCACGGCTTCAGCATCCGCGAGTCCGCCCAGATCAACACCGCCACCGCAGGAACCGGCGCAAGCTACCTACTCAACGGCGCTCTTGCGGTCGGGGCCACCTCCGTCACGGTTGACGGAGGGTCGGGAACCATCCTTGCGGGTGACATCGTGACGATTGGCGCTCACAAGTATGTCGTCGCCACCGCGCTGGCCACGAACGTCTTTACAATCAACGCGCCGGGAATCGTGGTTGCCGCCGCCGACAACTTGGCTATCACGGTCAACTCTACCAGCGCCCGCAACATCGCATTCTCGTCCGACGCTCTGGTTCTCGCCACTCGCCTGCCGATCTTCCCGAAGCAAGGCGACCTCGCGATTGACAACGAAATCATCACCGACCCCCGCACGGGAATCAGTTTCGACCTCCGCGTTTATCCAGGTGACGGCATGGTGCTCTACCGCATTCACGCTCTTTGGGGCTTCAAGGCGCTGAAGCCAGCGCACGCCGCCATCATCCTTGGCTAAGCTTTCCTGCTGATTCGCGTGTTGTTCATCGCGAGTCCGCTCCAGCAATGGGGCGGGCTTTCGCTTTACACCGCGCCCATGTTATGAGCATCATTGACGATTTCCTGAACACCTCGCACAACGAGGTTGACGCCACCATGGGAACGAAGACCATGGTTTGCGACGGGCAGACGTTTAGCGTGGTCTGGGACGATTACAGCAGCGACTCAGACGGCGGGCTAGGCGGGCTGGAGCCGGAAGTGCAGGCGATGGCAACCGCCCAGCCTGGGGACGTCACCAATCCCGCCGCACTGAAGGGCAAGCGATGCACGGTCGGCGGCGTGGCATTTCGCGTTTATGCCGTCCGCCCCGGCGACGTCGCGATCCGGTTTGACCTTTGCGACCCGAACGAATCAAAATGATCAGATTCTCCATGGATCAATCGTCCGTTCGCGGATTCCGGCGAAGAATGGTCGAGTTCTCAAGAGAGACCGGCAAGACCATTCAAGAGTCTATGAATCTTCTCGGGAAGGGTTGCGCGAAAGAACTAGCGGTGCTTGTCCCGCCTTACGGCATTACAGCCAAGCAGGGCGCGGGATTCCAAAAGAGCATCGCCAAGCAAATCGACCGCGCAATCCGTGCTGCCAACGTGGCGGGAACTCAAGGATCAGCGGGATTCGTCCACGCTCAAGTCAGGCGGAAGGGGCAGGTTCCTAAGGGTTTGAAGAGCGAAGGGCGATTCAGGCGTGAGCCGATTCCGATCAGGGAAAAGGTGGACCTGCTCCGCAAGAAGCAAGCGGCAGCGGGCACCGCGAAAGGCGCTTGGATTGCTGCCGGGGAGGCTATCGACGGAAAGAAAATGCGTGGAATCAGTAAGTGGATTCGACGCCATGCGACACGCAACGGCGACGCATCTATCAGGGCGGAGGGTTTGGGCTCTACGATCTCACTCACCAACCGACTTTCATACATCAACGGGCTACAGTCCAAGGCAGTGATTGATTTGGCATTGAAGCGAGGATACGCCCGAAACTTCCGCTACATGACAATTGCGCTGAAAAAGCTCCGAGGGGAAATCTGATGACTACCGACAAACTTACCAACGCGCTGATTGCCTTACTTGAGCCGATCAAGCCCGACGCTTCCATCACCGTCGTCGACGCCCGCGCCATTGCGGACATTGACCTGCCGACCATTGCGGTTGACGTTGGCGAGCCTGAGCGGCATTCGCTGGCGCTTCCAGGCGTGATGAAATGCCCAGTCGAGATTACCTTGCGGGCGCATTCCGGCGACGGCGAGACACGGGCGACGCTCAAGACATGGGCTGACGCCATCGAGCGCAACATCAACGGCACGGCAAACGTGGCGAGCCT